TTACAGGAACAGGATATTGGGACTTTAGAGAATTTGGTGGTTGTCCAGCAAGTAGAGATGCTAACACAAATGGTGATATTAATTTTGTAGTTCCAGGTGCCGCAGATGATGGCAACATGTACACAATCATAGCTGAATTTATTAAAGAATATTCATAGGAGGGTAACATATGGCCAATACAACTTCAGGCACAGTTACTTTCGACAAGACGTTCGCAGTTGATGAGATAATTGCAGAAGCATACGAACGTATTGGTTCACAAGTAAGCTCTGGATATCAATTAAAAACAGCAAGACGTTCTTTAAACATAATGTTTCAAGAATGGGGCAATAGAGGTTTGCACTATTGGGAAGTAGGAGAAGCTGATATTAATTTAGTTGAAGGTCAAGCAGAATATATTCTTTTTAGATCTACTGGAGATGGAACAAGCGCAGTTACAGATCCTGCAGACACTTATGGTGTTGCAGATATTCTTGAAGCAACTTTAAGAACAGATAGAACTGCAGTAGATCAGGCAGATTCTGCACTTACAAAAATAGACAGATCAACTTATTCTGCTTTATCAAATAAACTATCTAAAGGAACACCTTCTAAATATTTTGTTCAAAGATTTGTAGAAAAAACAATTGTAACAGTTTACCCAACAGCTGATTCTAGTAATGCAGCAAAAGCTGCTCACATTTATTTTGTAAAAAGAATACAAGACGCAGATTCAACTTATACAGATGCAACTGACGTTCCATTTAGATTTGTACCATGTATGGTATCTGGTCTAGCTTTTTACTTATCACAAAAATTTAACCCACAGTTAGTTCAACAAATGAAATTATTATACGAAGATGAATTAGCTAGAGCATTATCAGAAGATGGTTCTTCTACTAGTGTTCACATAACACCGAAAGTATTTTACCCAGGAACATAATGGCTACAGGAAAATTTTCAAAAGCAATATCAGATAGATCAGGAATGCAGTTTCCATATAATGAAATGGTTACAGAATGGAATGGTTCTGTAGTGCATATATCTGAGTATGAAGACAAACATCCTCAATTAGAAATAAGTGCTCATCATGGAGATGAACAAGGATTAGTTAATGCAAGACCTGCTAGAACAGAAAATCAAGTTTTAATACTTCTGATACCAAATGCTTTTAAAACTATATCTGCAAGTTCTGGAATTATAAATGTATCAGAAAAAGGACATGGTAGATCTACTGGAGACACAGTAAGATTTAGAGGACCTATTCATACAACATCTGATCCGGATGGTTTTGAAAACCCAATAGGGTTTGATGGTATTACGGGATCTAATTTAGCAAAAGCTGCAGGATATTCTATTACAGTTGGTAAAAGAGATTCAAGCGGAAATATTACAAACACAGAAAATTTCTATCACTTTACTGTAGACACAGATACTGCTACAACAGGTGATATATCAGGAGGAGGCAATAGTTGTTCGGCTGGTCCAGCAACATTGACAGCATAATATGGCAGGAATTAGTTACTCAGATTTAAAAACAAATATTAGAAATTACACAGAAGTAAGTAGCACCGTGCTAACTGATGCTGTTATAGAAAATATTGTATTAAATGCAGAATATAGAATGTTTAGAGATGTGCCTAGTGATGCGTATAGAAAAATAACTCAAGATAATTTAGTAGCTAATCAAGAACATGCAAATGTACCAGCGGGAGCTTTGTTTGTAAGAGCTGTACAAGTTGCTGATTCTACATCAGCTTTTAATAATCCAATATTTTTAGAGAAAAAAGATGTGGCATTTTTAGACGAGTTTAATGGGGCACGTGCTACAGGAAGACCTAAATACTACGCTATGAAAGGTGGAGCAAGTGGTAATACAAATACTACTTCAGGAGCAATATTATTGTCTCCAATACCAAATGCTACATATGTATATAAAATTCATTATAATGCTATACCAGCTAAGTTAGAAGCTTCTAGCAACGAGACAAATTTTATTAGTTTAAACTTTCCAAATGGTCTATTATATGCTGCTTTAGTAGAAGCATATGCCTATTTAAAAGGGCCAATGGATATGTTACAGTTGTATGAGGCAAAATACAAAGAAGAGGTTCAAAAATTTAGCGGAGAACAAATAGGCAGAAGAAGAAGAGACGACTACACTGATGGAACTGTTCGAATAGGGATAGAATCAGTAAAACAATAGGAATTAAAATATGGCATCATCATTTACTACACTTGGTATAGAAAAAATGGCAACTGGCGAGAACGCTGGTACATGGGGAGATAAAACTAATACCAATTTAGACATCGTTAACACGGCTATTTCAGGTTATGTAGAACAAGCAGTAACTAGTGGTGGAACTACAGCTCTAAGTATTACTGATGGAGCAGCTACATCAACAGCACAAAATGCTGTTATAAAATTAACAGGAACTATTTCAGGAAATTCTATTGTAACCGTTCCAGATTCAGTAGAAAAAATTTACATTGTAACTAATGGCACATCGGGTGCTTACACTGTTCAATTTAAAACAGCTTCAGGATCAGGTGTAACTTTTGGTGTATCAGAAAAAACTACAAAATTATTTTACTCAGACGGAACTAATATTGTTGATGCAGGTTTTAGTGGTGGAACTGATTTAGATGGTAAAGAATTAGTATTAGATGCTGATGGTGATACAAGTCTTACAGCAGATACAGATGACCAAATAGATATTAAAATAGCTGGCGCAGATGATTTTAGATTTACAGCAAATACTTTTACAGCTTTATCTGGAAGTGGTGTCGTTATACCAGATAGTGGACTTACTTTAGGAAGCACAGCGGTAACTTCAACCGCAACAGAATTAAATTTATTAGATGGGGTTTCTGGATTAGTACAGGCAGATTTAACTAAACTAGCAGCCATAGATGCTACAGCAGTTGAAATTAATTTAATTGATGGCGGTGCAACTGTAGGAACTACTGCAATAGCAGACGGTGATGGATTAATTATAAATGACGCTGGTACTATGAGAGTATCTACTGTTCAAACTCTTTCTGCTTATCTTGATGATGAAATTACAGCAATGCCTAATTTAGTTACTACTGCTGCAACAACGGTGGGCGTTTTAGATTCAGGGTCAATTACTTCTGGATTTGGCACGATTGATACAGGATCTTCTACTATTACAACAACAGGATTAATAAGTGGTGGCTCTTTAGATATTGATAATGTCTTGATTAATGGAACAACAATTGGTCATACTGATGACACAGACTTAATTACACTTGCAGATGGTATTGCAACAGTTGCAGGAGAGATTTCTGTGACTACACTAGATATTGGTGGAACAAATATAACAACAACTGCTGCAGAATTAAATTTAATAGATGGAGGTACTTCAAGAGGTACAACTGCAATTGCAGATGGCGATGGTGTTTTAATTAATGATGCTGGTACAATGAGAATGACCACTGTTCAAACTCTTTCTGCTTATCTTGATGATGAAATTACTGCAATGCCAAATCTTGTTACTACGGCCGCAACAACAGTGGGCGCTTTAAATTCAGGATCTATTACTTCAGGTTTTGGAACTATTGATACAGGATCCTCTGCAATTACAACAACAGGATTAATAAGTGGTGGATCACTTGATATAGATAACGTATTAATTAATGGTACAACAATTGGTCATACTGATGATACAGATTTATTAACACTTGCTGACGGATTGCTGACAGTAGCTGGTGAAGTATCAATGACAACTTTAGATATTGGTGGAACAAATGTAACAACAACTGCCGCAGAATTAAATTTAATAGACGGTGGAACTTCTACTGGTTCAATAACACTTGCAGATGCAGATGGGTTTATTGTAAACGATGGTGGTACTACCAAACTTATTCCCGCTACTGATATTAAAACTTACATTGGTTCATCTACAGCAGCAGATGATATAACAGCAGGTGATGCAGCAATTGGACTTTCAACTACTTCTGGTGATATTACAGTTGATTCAAACGCTGGAGCAGTATCAATAGACGGACACACAGGTGTTACAGTTGCTTCTTCAAGCTCTGGTAGCATAACTTTAGATTCAGTAGCAGACATTATTCTTGACGCTGCAGGAAATGATTTTAATTTTAAAGCTAGTGGTACAGAAGTTTTAAGAATAACTAATTCATCAAGCGATGTAATAATAAGACCCGTTGTTGATGCTAAAGATATTATATTTCAACAAAGAGATGGAACAGAAGTTGCAAGAATTGAAGACAACGCAACCTTTAATGTTTCATCGGCAGGTAAATTTGCGTATGCTGGTGTAGCAGTTACATCAACAGCAGCAGAATTAAATTTAGTAGATGGTATTACAGCAGGAACAGTATCTGCCTCACTAGCAGTTATTGTAGACTCAGATAGTGATATTTCAGGATTTAGAAATGTAACTTTAACTGGTGAACTAGATGCAGCAACAGGAGATTTTTCTGGTGTTGTTGATATTGCAGGTCAACTTACAGTTGCTGACGGATCAGCAGGTGCTCCTTCAATTTCAAATACAGGCGATGCAAACACAGGATTATTATTTAGCGCTGCAGACACACTTGCTTTTTCAGCTGGTGGTACTTCTCAATTTACAATGGCAGATGGATTAATTGCACCTGTTACAGATAATGATGTAGACTTAGGAACAAATTCTTTACAATTTAAAAACGTACACGTAAATGGTACAACATTTACTGATGCATTAGGTTTCGGTACAGTAGTAATGACATTACCAACTGCAGATGGTAATGCAGATCAAATTTTAGTTACAGATGGATCAGGTGCTTTATCTTTTGCAGATAACTCTGGTGGTACATCTTGGCAAGGAGTTAAAACAGGAAATTACACAGCGTCAGCTGGAGAAGGTATTTTTGCAAATACAACATCAGCTTCGTTTACAGTTACATTACCATCGTCACCATCAATAGGTGACGAAGTTTCAATTAAAGATTATGCGGGTACATTTGATAGTAACGCACTTACAATAGGAAGAAATTCACAACCAATAGAAGGCGTAGCTGCAGACTTAACTGTCAGTGTAGAAAGAGCTGGTTTAACATTAGCATATTCTGATTCTACACAAGGTTGGCTATTGAAAGATAAGTAATGGCTAAGTATAAAGACATTGGCGGTACACCTGTTGGTATTAGAGACGGGTCAGAGTCTTATCCATATCCATCACCTGAAGGCGAACTTTATTATAACACTAGTAATGGTGCATTTGAATTTGTAGGTTTAGGACTTGCATCATGGTCTACTGGTGGTGCTTTAAACACAGGAAGACAACAAGTTGGAGGATCAGGAGATACTCCAGCTTCTTTAGCATTTGGAGGTGTAGCGCCAGCAAGAAAAGGTGAAACTGAAACTTATAATGGTACAGCTTGGACTGAAGTGGGAGATTTAAATGGTGGTAGAAGTATGGGTGGATGTGCTGGTCAAAGTCAAACTGCAGCTTTAGGATTTGCAGGTAACCTATCAGATCCTTCACCAAAATCCGCTGTTACGGAACTTTGGGATGGTAGTAGTTGGACTGAAGTTGGAGATTTAAGTACAGCAAGAAACTCTACAAATGGAGCTGGATCATCAACATCAGCTCTTTGTGTAGCAGGATCTGCTGGAAATCCTTCTGCGGACACTGCAAATGTAGAATCTTGGGATGGTTCTTCTTGGACTGAAATAGCCAATGTAAATGTAGCTAGAAGAGTAGGAGGAACGGGTGGAGTTAGTAATTCATCTGTAATTTATTCTGGAGGTATTAATTCAGGAGTTATAAATAATACAGAAGTTTGGAATGGTACAGCTTGGACTGAAGTTAATAATTTAACTACTGCAAGAACAGGTAACTCTGGTTTTGGAACAGTTACTTCAGCTCTTGTTGGCGGTGGAGAAACAGTTGGATTTTCTGCACTTACTGAAGTTTGGAATGGTACTTCATGGGCTGAAGGAGATGATTATAATACCGCTGGTGATGCAAGAACAAGTGGAAGTGGTTCTTCTGGTGATTCTGGACTTGCTGCAGGAGGTAGAATAAGTGGCAATAATGGTTTTACAGGAACAGAGGAATGGATTAAAGCTCATCCAATTAAGACAGTGACAACAAGTTAAAAATAAATTATAACAAAAGAAAAGGAGGATAAACTATGGCATACAAATACAGTGTAAAAGAAAACT